AGTCGGCTTCTGCGGGGACAGCTGGAAGCTAGGCGATTACTCCGACGGACAGGGCGAAGGGGCTGCGCTCAACACGAATACTGGGGGCACTGGATGAGCGTAGTTCACGAAAATCAACTGAAAGAACTGAATAACCGCTTGAAGTCTATCGAAAATAGGCTTGGAGGAATGACTTATGATACCCAATCGGTGGTTAGGGCTGAGATTGTTGATAACTCACAGGTTGTCGAGCAATCCCAAACTCAGTTTGGCATGTACATAGCGCTAGTTGTTGAAACGATCGATATTTGGAAGCAGGGTCGTGTCAGGTGGTTTTCACCCTTGTTCCACAAGGTGAAAATGAGAATCAAAGAGCTTCCCTGGGCTTTGCCGATTAGCAGCATGGGCGGATTTGATGACTGCGGACTCACTTGGGTGCCGCCTGCAGGCTCCACTATAGCTCTTATATTTGAAGCGGGAAATCGCGCCTGCCCCTATTATCTGGGAACCACTTGGCACAGGAACAGAGGGCCGAATGGAGCCGGTTTCAACTATCCAAACGAAGAGTTCAGTCAGGTTTGGGCCGGAAAGCGCGACGGATACATGGTGGGTCCAGACGATGGTTCGCAAGTTTTTCCTCCATGGAACACCGAAAATTACAACGGCTACGATCTAACCTCAATCGTTGACTTCGCAAACAATCCTGAAGCACAAAGGCTCATTACATACCCAAACATTTATGGGTTCAAAACTCCCGAAAAGCACATGATCAAGATGGTCGATGGCGACCCGAAGTGCAACAACAAGTGGAAAAGATTCGAAATCATGTCCAGCCGTGGTAACTGGATGATGCTGAAAGACGACCATCTGCATTATGCAGGCCAATGGGCTAACCCGCAGTGCGGAGTGAGAAGCGGGGAAACCAGCTGCGTTGAAGGAGCGAGCGAATCTAGCCTACAAGATGTGGCCAAAGGTGGTCTTTCAACTTTTGTAGACCCATCAGTCCTCGCTAAAATAAATGACATCACCCCAAAATATGGAAAAAAGAAGGAAGAAACCAGTTGCGAGGGCGAAAAATCGAACTCAAAAATTATAGGAGGCCACCCAGATACTTCAGCAGAGGGGACAAAGTACATAGAGCAACAAAAAGGCTCTAACCCTTTCTTCAAGCAGAGGCAAGAGTGTAAACCCTACAAAGGGCCTCCGACACCGATGAATCCTGTGTGCGATTTACCGCAGACTGGTATCCAGCTGATGAGCATTTCTGGACACACGATGGTCATGGATGATAGCGTGGAGGAACCCAAGGGCGATCTGGGCTGGAAAGACGAATTCAACTTTGGATGCAATGACAAGTATGCAGGGAGAACATACTGGAAATCCGCCACAGGCCACCTCATTGAGATGAGTGATGTGGAGGAGCCCAAGCAGGTCAGGAACGAGTACAACTGGATAAAGCTACTTAGCGCTGCTGGCAACAAAATAGAGCTGAACGACCATTCCAAGGAGGACTGCATAGCTGGCGAGCAGCGTGGCATTCACTTGCAAAGCACCAGCAACCATACCATCGATATGGTTGACGAGACAAACGAGCAGTGCTCCCCGCAAAGAATGGATGGAGGAGTTCCAGTCCCAAAATCCAAAAAAGCCTACATCAGAATTCGATCTGGCTATGGGCTAGAAATGACCTTCAAGGACGACAACAGTCAAGAGGAAACCCAAACCCAAAATATACAGATTTTTTGCCCGCACAAAGACAACACGGAAAGAGGCCCCCACATTCACAGATATCAAGAGGCGCCCAGCGGCCCAGGCCTCGTTTTGTTGCGCGTCGGGGGCAACTACATAGTTTCAACCTACGACAATCACTTGACGATCGTAGGGGATGAAGAACAAAACCCGAGTGATCTCATCGAAGTCGTCACAAAAGTAAACCTTGTATACACCAAGGAACAATATATAAATATATCAGACAAAATGCACCTTTTCCTAGCAAAAGATATGATATTGTTGCTTGCTGGAGAAGACGCAGACTATGAGGCAGAACAATGCGATGGAGACAAAGATCCTAGGATTGCAGCTGTTCTTGTGTATGACTACTGCTCCGGTTGCGTAAGAATCAGCGATCGCGTGATTGCCAGCACATCAGGTGATGCAAGGCCGGTATCAATATTTGACATGCTACCGTTCAACAAAAACTGCTCGAGCCCGGGAGAATAGGCATGGCTAAATTTTTAGGTCTACCATATCCGACGACCAAAAATCCCCTCGGCTACTGGTACTCGCAATCAGGCGTCAATCAAATCAAGAGCGACATGTTGACACTACTGCTTACCAATCCCGGCGAGCGCGTGATGCTTCCTACTTTTGGAACGCCTTTGAGGCGCATACTTTTTGAGCCAAACGATGGGGCAGCCGCAGAGAATGCAAGGCAACTCATAATTCAATCTCTACAGCAATGGGAACCCAGAATCGCTGTTACCCAAGTCGAAGTGTCATCAATTGTTGACAGAAACTCCTTGAATCCATCCGACAATCTCACGCAAGAGGAACATATATTATTTATAAGGATTCTATTTGTAGATCCCCAAAACATTCAAGAAATCCAAGAGCTCGTTTTGAACGTTCCCTTGGCATCTTAGCAGGATAACCATGGCCATCAACAACAACTGTCCTTTTGACATAGCGCCATACACTCAGTCACAGGTGATTGTGACGCCGAACATATTCAGCCTCAATTACACCAATCAAGACTTTTGGTCCATGAAGTCAAGGTTGATCGAGTTTATTAGACAGAAATTCCCAACAGACTTTTCTGATTTCGTCGAGTCATCAGTTGCGATTATGCTGATTGAAAACTGGTCTTTTTTGGCCGACACGCTTTCTTTCAAGATGGATCAAATCGCTAATGAAATCTTTATCGACACGGTAACCGAAACCGAAAATGCCTTCAGGCTAGCCCAGTTAGTGGGCTTTCAGCCTCAGCCGCCCATAGCTGCAAGGTGCATGTGGACTGCGAGCCTAAACAACCCTGTTCTCACCGATATCGTGGTGGCCACGCCGTTCCGAATCTCTATCCGGTCTGGTGACACTAGCATTGATTACGAGCTCTTTCCAGCAAATGCCGAAAATGAGCCAATATTAGACGAGGACATAATCATACCTGCTGGTACTATCGTCAACGCAAGCGTCCTGGGGCTTGAGGGCCGAACAATAACCACAGACTTGATTGGCACTGGATTAGTCGGTCAGACAATCACTCTAGACGAATCACCAGTTCTGTTCGACTCCGTTCGCGTCTTTGTAGATGGCATTTTATGGGAAAAGGTTGATTTCTTTACTGACTCGCAGCCAAGAAGGGAATACAGGCTTGAATACGACTCCGCTTGGCAAGCTTTTGTTGTATTTGGAAATAACAAGGCAGGTCTTGTGCCGACTAATGGAAGTCGGATCACAGTTGTCTACAGAAGGGGCGGTGGCCCAGTAGGAAACATAGTCAGCGGCTCTGTCGAAAGCCAGACGATAGTGAATCAGTCGGGCATACCATATGGGGTGACCGTTGCCTTAAGAAACTACACAAGAGGCGAATTCGGGTACAGCGGCGACACTATTGCAGACATAAGACAGAAGCTGCCAGCCTACACGAGAGTGCAAAACAGGGCTGTAACCGGTCTCGACTACAAGACTCTTGCTGACCAATTCGCAACCCCCTACCAAGGACAGATAGGAAAATCCACGGCTGTACTTCGCAACCACGGATGCTCGGGAAACATCGTTGACTTGTATGTTTTAGCGAGAAGTGGCACTGAAGGACTTCAGCAAGCAAGCCCTGACCTTAAGACATCCTTGGAGGGAGATCTTAACACCAAAAAAATATTCACAGACTTCCTCTGCGTAAGGGATGGACAGGTACTGCTGGTGGATATCCAGATCGACATCAACATGGACAGGCTTTACCGGAAGTATGAGGAGGAGCTGCGAGTAAAGATTCAGAGGCGCCTCGACGCGTTCTTCGCGCTGAGTAACTGGGAGTACGGTGAAAACCTCAAGGAAATCGATATCACGAAGATAGTGTCCGACCTTCGCGAAATCACGGCCATCGATGTGACCTTCATCACGAACGACCCGAACAACGGCGGCAACTTGGTCACGACCAAATTCTACGAGATCATTCGGCCCGACATCATCACCGTCGCATTCACGTACAACTAAGGAGTATAGGTGGCGGAGGTAGCGTACAACCAGAACCCAACAATCACGGACACTGTGGTCTTCGACCTGTATGTCCCAGATGCCAACGGCTGCTTCAGCGAGATGCCTTACAAGGTCAACAACCTGACTATCTACTTCGTGGAGCGCAACTTCCAGTCGGGCAACCAAGCTATTTACAAAGAGAAGATTTACGACTCCACGCAGCAGATCACCGCAAATGCTGCGGAGGCCATAGCCTGCAATGAGATCACCCCGAGCAACATCATAAACGCGAGGCTTTCCCCGGGCAGCGAGATATCGGACATCTCTGCGACGAACCCGGCACAAATAACAAGCGCACTCCACGGACTCTCGTCGGGCAACATGGTCTTCCTGCTCAGTACCAACAGCGTGCCACCGATCGACGGGGAGTACGAGGTGACGGTCATCGACGGCAACACCCTTTCCGTGCCAGTAGACTTCTCTGGATGCGTTCCCGGCGACAAGGGCTTCTGGTACACCTCGCAGTACATTAAGCAGCACGCTAGGGACTCAAGGCAGCTTGCGGAGAGTGGCGCATCAACCAGCGACTTCTACTTCGACCAGGCCAACCCAGTCCACATTGTGGGCGACAGCACGTACCCGGCATGGATCACCGGCTGGCCCATCGACTCAATCACGAACGCATACCCGCCAATCATCACCAGCGTGGATCACGAGCTGACAACAGGCGATGAGATATACATCTACGGGACTAACGCCACTCCGGCCATAGACGGTCTTTACAGGGTCACGGTCCTCACGGCCGACACATTTACCATCAACGTCGATCTGAGCGCCGGCCTGCCCGGCAACAAAGGCTTCTGGTACACGCCCGAGGAGAACAGCAACAACTTCCTCGACATGGTCACCGTGAACGGCAAGACCACCGTGGGCCTTTTCAAGTACTACTGGGAGCCTAGCAACGTCCGAGAGGGCGACTTCTTCATATGCTGGACTTGGACTCCGCTGCCGGGGGGCGACTCGCTCAGCTCGCACCTGAAGTTCAGCCTAGCCGGCAACACGGCCGTCACCACCATCATACCCTCGCACTTCACAAACCCGGAGAAGTACCCGACCCTGCTGACGCGCTACACGCCCGAGATGTTCAAGGAGTACCTGTCGTCGACCGACAGGACGCCGGACATCATCGACAAGTTCAACCAGTCCGTCGCTCTAGGCTTCAAGACGCTAGAGGATCTTGCCAACCAGATAGTTGACCTCCAAAACCCCAACGTGCTTGCGGAACCGCTTATTCCCTACCTTGCGAACTTCTTCAACCTCAAGCTCAAGAGCAACGACCCCGCCCGATGGAGGGGGCAGATAGTGCGTGCCGTTTCGTCCTTCAAGTCGAAGGGGACGAGGGGCAACCTTGCCACGGCCCTTTCGCTGGCAGGCATGAGGCTCACGGGTCTGTATCAGCTTTGGCAGGTCGTTTCCAAGTACACTTGGCAAGAGGCCTTCGTCTATGAGGACTCGCTCGAGTTCGTATTGGAGAGAACGCTGGTCGAACCCGAGCCAGGACCGTCCATCGACCCCGATAACTTCGAGCTCTACGTTCGCTACGTGGACAGCAGCAGTTGGGTGCAGCTGGACAGCAGCTATGTTGAGTTCAGCACAGTTGACTCCGTCACGACGATGACATGGGTGGGCTCGACGCACTCAACAACGCCCATATCCCTGACGACTGGGGACACGGTCAGGGTTCTGTACCAA